GTGTTATTGCCCGCGAGGGCGCCGTCCGGGTCGATCAGGTTCAGCTCCAGCTGTGCGCTGCTGGTCTCGTCGTAGAGCTGTTCCCTGCCCCACTGAATCGTAAAATCGTCCAGCGCCGTCAAGCCGGCGTCGGTGTAGCTGGAGGCGATCGCCTGCCCGGCAAGCGTGATCTCCGGGTATACGCGCGTCACCACGGCCGCGACCCCCTCCCGCCCGAGTTCAGCACGCCCGTGCGCTGGTTGTAGCCGCGCAGCGTGGACTGAATGGTCCGGGCGGTTCCGTTCGGGTCGATCGCGCCGGAGACGTTCAGGTTGATCACGGTTGCCGTGGCAGCCGCGCGGGTCGAGCGGAACGGCGCCGGCCCGCTCGGCAGCGACAGGGCGGCCGCGGTCAGGTTGAACGGCAGCGTCACCCCGTCCCACGGCTCGACCGCCATCCCGGCCGTGAGGTTGCCGGAGAAAGCGGAGGTGGCCTGAGAGGCCGAGCCGAACAGGGAATTAAACCAATCGATTACAGACTTGATACCGTCAATCAGCCACCCGAACGCCGCGTCAAACGCCGGCAGGATCACGCCGTTCCAGAAATCAATGATCGAATTCCAGACGTTTTCGAACACCACGCGCACTTCGTCCCAGTGCGAGACCATCACGACGATAATCGCGATCAGGAGGCCGATAGCGGTGATGACCAGCCCGATCGGGTTCGCGGTGAGAGCGGCGTTCCACAGCCACTGTGCGGCCGTCGCGGCCGCGGTGATCGCTGGGATAGCGCGGACGGCGATGTTGTAGGCAATCACGTAGGCCGAGACGGCCGCGATCACCAGACCAAGCGTGGTGAAGACCTCCGCGTTGTTGGCGATCACGTCGGCGAGTGAGCCGGCCGCGTCGGCCGCCATCGAGAACAGGGGCAGCAGCCCCTCCCCGAGCGCGGCCATCGCGTCTTCCCATTTCGCGGTGGCGATCTGCTGCTGTTCGGCGAGCGTGTCGGTCTGCGCGGCAAACTGGCCCTGTGCGTCGGCCGTCTGGTCGTAGAGCAGCGACAGGGCGGCCGTCGCGTTCGCGTTTTTTTCGGCCGCGGACGTCGAGGTATCCAACCCGAGGGCGGCCGCGCGGGCGTTGATATCGGCTTGCTTGATCGAGACGCCGAACCGCTCGATCGGGTCGGTCTCGCCGCGCAGCAGCGACGTCAGTGCCTCCACCGCGTCAGCGGTGGTGCCGCCGTAGGTGGCCGCGAGATCCGAACCCAACGTGATCAGGTTGTTCACCTGGCCGGCGAGCTGTTCGGCCGGCTGCCCCATATTCTTCAGCTGCGCGCCGAGAACGGCGGCCATCTGTGAATAGGAGGCGGCCGAGAGGCCGACCGCGCCGGCGGCCGCGTCGGCGTACCCCTTGACCTGATCGGCGCTGCCCTTAAACACGGCCTCTACGGCGCCCGTGGCCTGCTGGAGATCGGAGGCGAAGCCGGAGGCTTTGACGCCCAATGCGGTGAGCGCTGCGAGGGCGGCGCCGGCCGGAACGGCCATCTTGCCCATGGTGTCGTTGAGCGAGCTGGAGGCGGTCTCCATGTCCTTCATGCCCTTGACGCCGTCCTTCGTGTCGGACAGGACGCGCACGGCAAGAATCGCGGTCTTGCTAGCCACCTAAGGTCACCTCCTCATCTCTTCCGCTCGGCGCTCGAGTATTTCGATTGCCGTTGCGATCGTGGCCGTCGATTCCCGGCGCCACTCCCGGGCGGGGATCCCGGTCTCTAGTGCGAGCTCGACACAGAGGCGGAGGCGGGATCCCCGTTCGTAGGGTCCGCGCCGGCGCCGAGGGCGTCGGGGTCGGCCGGGTCGGCCGGCTGGCCGTCAGCGTCGAGGGTTTCGATCGCGATGACGCGTCCCTCGAATGCTTCGAATCCGCCGCCGACGTCGACACCCGAGCGAGACAGTGCCGTGTAGGCAAGATGCGTCATCCACAGCACGGGCGCATCGCGCAGCGCCGGCCACCCGTGCTTGTGCGCTGCGCGCTCCCAGCGGATGACGTCGCGGTTGTCGGACTGGACGTCGTATTCGTTCGCGCCGGCGCCGCCGGCGGCCTCCACGGTAACGCGGAGTTTGGGGGCAATAAGTTTGGTCACGTGCCCTTCCCCTTGATCTTGTCGAGAATCCGATCGATCCCGGCCACGTAGAGCTGAAACCAACGCGGTTCGGTGCTCTGCGCCGCCCGGGAAAGCCACGGATTCGGCTTGATGTTCCGCCGGTACCAGCCCCAATGAATCGGGTTGGCGTACGGGACGGTTGTGTTGTTGCCGGCGCGGATCACGGCCTGAGTTTTCGTGGCGCCGGCGCGGACGGTCTGAAAGAGGTGCCGGCCGGGTTCCGGCGAGACGGGCGCGGTCGTCTTGCCGACCGGGAGGATCACGCCGGCGACCTGAGAGTTGATCTCTTTCATGTCGGCCATGTCGGCGCCGGCCTGTCGCAGCTGCTTACGCATCTGGTCCAGCCCCTCGATCTGTACGGCCGCGCCCCCGGGCATCTCAGCTCCCCGAGGGAATGGCGCCCATGGCCGGCTCGCCGACGATCACGAAACTGAAATCCGACGTCGGCTTGGTCTTGACGTCGCCGCCGACGTCGATCGCCTCCACGACCAGCTGACCGGTGATGGCGCGGCCGCGAGTGGTCGAGGGGACGAAAACGAAATCCTTGGTTTCGCCGCGGTGAGTGAACAACCATTCCGTCTTGCTGGCCGAGCCTCCGCCCGAGCTGCTGCCGAAATCCTGGAGGAACGTTCCATCGAGAGTGAAGCTCTCCGTACGGTCGCCGGCGACCTGCTCGCCCGACAGGACGTTGATCGGGTCGCCGTTGTTGACCGCCGGCGTGAGCTTGCAGCTGGTCACCTGTGCGGAAAAATCGGTGAGATCGGCGTCGGTGCCGATCGTGAGAGTCCCGGGACTCACGGTGTAGAAGTCGACGGCCATCGGAGAACCTTTCAGGAGAGATCAGAGGGGAGCGTTACTAGGAGGGCCGGCAGCGGGTCCGCCGACTGATTGGCGATCGTGACCGTCTGCGGGGTGAAGTCGGCGTGGCCGAACCGCTTGGCGATCTTGACGGCCATGGCGCCGAGTTCATCCATGGCCTGCACGGACGGAATGTCGCGGGTGATCAGGTAGATATCCCAGTCGACGGCGATCCGGTCGCCCGACAGGTAGTCAAAACGGACGGCGGCCGGCGTCACCCATGCGCCCGGCAGCTGCAAATCCCGGCCGTCGACGGCCGCCGGCACACCCAATGCGCTGAGTGCGTCGGCGACCGCCTGCGCGGCCTGCCCGATATCTTCGATCGCCACTAGCCGACCGCCGGCCGGGTGAAGACCTCAATATCGAGCAGCCGGGCGATATCGGAATCCCAGCGAGCGACGTACTGCGCGCCGCTCTCCGTGATGGCCTCCACCCCGTTCGGGCTGTTGCGGCGCCGGTAGTAGCGGGCTGCCAGCATGACGGCGCCCTGGACGACGGACGCCGGCCACTCCGGGAGTTCGTCCGGGTGGTCGGGGTCCGCCGGCAGGGTGACCACGACGGGGAGGGCCGCCACGTAGGCGTTTACCGTCGCGATCACAAGATCGAGGTTGGTGGAATCGTCGCCCGTGACCTTGCCGGAGATCCCAAGCCAGCTCTCGACCTGGCTTCGCGTGATGCTGGTAGCCACGGCGGTCAGGACGTCTTAGCAGCCGGCGCCGCGGTGACGGTCGCCTTCCAAATCGACGTCGGGTCGGTGACCAGCTCGGCGGCATAGCCGAACAGGCCGAGATCGTACCCGCCGTTCGGGATGTTCTGCGCCTCCACGCGGATCGGGTTCTCGCCCTCCTCAAAGAAGATGGCGGCGCGGCCGTCGCCGGCGATCATGGTGCCCGTGCCGAGACCCGCGTCGACAAAGAACGAGATCCCGGCGCGGTTGCCGGTGGTCGAGCCGCCGAGGTTCAGGAACCCCTGATCGCGCAGCCACCACGGCACCTCATCGCTGGTCGCCGTCGCCCACGTGACCCACAGATCCGGGGAAACGCCGACGAAAGAGACCTGCGCGCCGTTGGCGATCGCCTGCGAGCTGGCCGCGATCAGGAACGAATTGACATCGGTGGCGTCGGCGGAAATGTCGGTGGCGGCCGCGAGCGTGGTCGTCACCGCGTAGGCCTCCGTCAGGCGGCGGTACGAATCCACGCCCTGCTGGTAGAGATCCGATACCAGCCCGGCCGGGCCGAGATCAATCTCAATCCGGTCAATGTCGATACCGCCGGCAAAGCGCTTGACGTCGGCCGTCAGAGGCTTCGTCTTGACCTTCGCCGTGGTGATCGCGGTCTTGTTGCCGGCGTATTCGACCATCTGGAGAGTCGGATCCCACTGGTAGGCGCCGACGGTCGAGCTGGTGAGGCGGCGCTTGGTCAGGGAGTCGATCAGCGGGCGGTCGGCGCGGGAGGCCTTCCACGCTTCGCCGAGCCATGCCGGCTGCATCCGCTTGCCGGCGTCGTCGCCGGGTACGAAATCGGCAAGTGCCGCGTTCAGCTCGTAGGGGCTGGCACCCTGGCGGATCAGGCGTTCCGCGATCGCGCCGGCGGCCTCCAGCGTCGCCGGCGACTGCCGGCGGGGCACGTTGACGCTCGCGGCCTGCGCGACGATCAGGGGAGCGGCGGCGGCGCTGGCCGTGGCCGGAACCTCCGGCGTCTCGACGGGCGCCGGCTCGTTGTCCGGTTCGGCGG